CCTACAATAACATCAGCTATAGAAACATCTCGCATGAATTCTTCCATTACTTCTCGTATGGGAGCCTTTTTTCCTGGAGACAATTCATCCAAAAATACAAGTGGAAAACCCGCAGTGTCTGGTTCCATTCCTTTGCTTCTCGCATCTTCACGTGAAGTATAAATATGAGTAACGCGACTGCTTTCCGGTGAAATAGAAACATTGTCTGGTATATCAATATAAATATCTACTATTTTTGTCTCAGTTTCTGGATGGTCTGTATCGTATAAAATGTAACTTAATTGTGTTATGTGTGGCCAGTATTGCACCCAATGATCCCATATATCGGAATCTTTGGATACAGGGGGGCTTAATAATCCGGCATTGATGCTTTCTTTGTCTCTATAAGAAATAGATTTTGTTTTATATGCATGACTAATTGGATCTAAATTGGTGGTTTCTGTGTCAAATGCGAGTATTTTTACCATTTAAAAAAACAAATAAACTAATTGTATAATATATTGAAATATATTATTTATAATAATTTATAATAGTTTATGATAGATATATATTTATCATAAATATATGATATATGACATATTTGTATTTATTATCTATTATATAAAAATAAGACAATAAAATAATTTTCATGCTCACTAATGAGCAAGATTTTTTTATACTTTTTCTCGTTTAAAACGCAAATTATTTATAAAATAAGTAGAAATGAGAAATCTAAAATATTCTACTTATTTATAGAATTTTTTCTTTCCAACAATGAATCATTCTACCACGGGTTTAGATCCTTCCATATGGGGGCCTCATTATTGGTTCTTTTTACATACAATTGCATTAAATTATCCTCGTTGGCCTAATGACGTTACCAAAAAAAAGTATTATGACTTTGTTCAAAATATCCCCATGTTTCTTCCTGTAGAATCTATTGCAACTCATTTCAGTAAATTGCTGGATGAATATCCAATCAAACCATATTTAGATTCTAGGGATTCGTTTATACGTTGGATGCATTTTATCCATAATAAAATTAATGAACATTTGGAAAAACGTAAAATTTCTCTCTCCGAATTCTATGCAAATTATTACGAAGCATACAAACCCAAACAAGTTCAATGGATAGAGACATATAAACTTCGCAATAAGATAATTTATATTGTTTTACTATTACTTTTAATAAGTATAATTTATTATTTGTATAATAAATAAAAATTTCTAGGAATAATGGAAATGAAAAAGATAAAAAGGTTTAAATATAAATTATAGATAATATTAATTATAAATATACCCATATCTATATCTATAACAAATACCACAAACTAAAATATGAATAAGAATAATAATATTTATAATAATTGTGGAAAACAAGGTCATTTATTTCATCATTGTAAATTACCGATTACCAGTTATGGTATTATTTTATTTCGTTCTAGTTCTGTAGGGTTACAATTTTTGATGATTCGGCGAAAGGATAGTTATGGTTACATTGAATTTATACGAGGAAAATATACGAATCTAAATTTAATACAAATTCAGAAAATGATAGATCAAATGTCCTTAGAGGAAAAATCACGTCTTTTACAATATTCGTTTAATGAATTATGGAAAATGATGTGGGGAGAGAATAATTATATTCAATATCGTAGCGAAGAAGGTATTTCATCCAAGAAATTTGATGCACTGAAACACGGTATTTTTATTCAAGGAAAAATGTATAATTTGGAACAATTAATTCAACAAAGTCCTACTGCGTGGACGGAAACGGAATGGGAATTTCCTAAAGGGCGACGTAATTTTCAAGAGAAAGACATGGAATGTGCTTTGCGAGAATTTGAAGAAGAAACAGGGATTTCTCGTGAATTTATTTCTGTAATAGACAATTTACTACCATTTGAAGAAACGTATATTGGATCCAATTTAAAATCATATAAGCACAAGTATTATTTGGCTTATATAGATCAAGTTACGGACATTGAATTGAATTTTCAAAAAACAGAAGTAAGTAAGATAGAGTGGAAGACGATGGAAGAATGCATTGCTTCTATAAGACCTTATAATTTAGAGAAGATTCAAATGTTAAAAAATATCCATAAAATGTTAGAAGAATATAAGTTTTACGCATAGGGTCTCGGAAAACCAAGGAAATAAATATAAACTTTTATTATAATATATATTTATATTATGAATCTAGGTCCAGATCCAAATACAAATCCAATTGCAGTTGCAAATCCCAAGCCCATTCCGTTTCTGAAATCCATTACCGATGTGGAAGAGGAATTGAAAACTTTATATGAAAAGGGGAATTGTGAGACAACGCCGTTTTCTAAAGAATGTAACCAATTTCTTTTGCGGAAAGAATTCTTAGAGAGACAAGAATTGGCAGAAAATCCAGAAGAAAATGATTATTTATATCCAAATTTAAATGATCCCAATTTTATTATTAAAATTGCAGAAAAGAAGGAATTTCAAGATACAAATTATGACGGTACATTATACAACATCAAAGAACGCGCTGATATATTAGCCGACGCGGAATTTGAGTTGGCACCACATCAATCCTTTGTTCGTAATTTTCTCTCTTCGCAAACTCCTTACAATAGTCTTCTTTTGTTTCATGGTCTAGGAAGTGGAAAAACTTGTTCCGCCATTGGAGTATGTGAAGAGCATCGTGAATACATGAAGGCAGTAGGAATTTCAAAACGAATCATCATTGTTGCATCCCCAAATGTTCAAGATAATTTTCGGTTGCAGTTGTTTGACGAGAGAAAGTTAAAATTGGGACCGGGAGGAATATGGACTATGCGGGGTTGTATTGGAAACAAATTATTAAAAGAGGTGAATCCAATGGGCATGAAAGGTATACCAAAAGAGAAAATAATTCGTCAAATCAAAACATTAATTCAAAATTCCTATTTATTTTTGGGATATGGAGAGTTTGCCAATTATATTGCAAAAACGGAAAATATAGAAGCTTACCGGGAAAAACGAGGGCATCTGACCATAGGAAATCGGAAACAAAAAGGACCATCTCGTGAAGCTTTGTTTGAGAGAAATTTACGCAACGAATTTAATGATCGGTTGATTGTCATTGATGAGATTCATAATATACGAGAAACAGAAGAGGGAGAAAACAAGGTAGTTGCAACCCAACTCTTACATTTGGTAAAAATGGCGGAAGGCCTTAGGTTTCTACTTCTTTCAGCGACTCCAATGTATAATAGTTATAAAGAAATTGTCTGGTTATTAAATTTAATGAATTTGAATGACAGGAGAGCGGCAGTAGAAGTACGGGATATATTTGATGGCCAAGGGAATTTCAAAAAGAACAGTCAAGGAGAAGAAGTTGGCAAGGAGTTGTTGATACGAAAAGCAACAGGATATGTGTCCTTTGTGCGAGGGGATAATCCATATACGTTTCCTTTTCGCATTTATCCATCTTTTTTTTCTCTCAACAACACATTTGAAAAAATACCGTATCCAAAATATCAAATGAATGGAAAACAAATTGCAAGAGAAGAGGAAGAATTTCAAAAATTTTTAAAAATGGTGCAAGTCTATGCAGTTCAAATGGGTTATTATCAGAACATGGGATATAAATATATAATAGAGGTACTGCGAAATCGTGAAATACAGATTACGACCAAACAAGGTCAGGTAAGAGAAATGCCAACATTTGAGAACATGGATTCCTTTGGTTATCATATTTTACGTGTGCCATTGGAGGCTTCTATTATTGTGTATCCGATAGAGAATTTGGAAACGGTCGTCGCACAGATTCCTTCTATTTCGGAGCAAACTATCCCAACGGAGTTGGATTCAGGATCAGAATCACCCTTGGAATCTAGTGTAGAAGAACCCAAAGAAGAACAAGAACGCCGTGTTCAAGTTCAAATTACTCCCAAACCATCTACGGAACCTTCGGTTCGTAGTTATGAATATGAAGCGGAACCAACAAAAGTTGGCGGAAAAACAAGTTCCAAAGAAAGCGCGGATGAAGAAGAAAGCATCTCCGAAGAAAGCGCGGACGAAGAAGAAAGCATCTCCGAAGAAAGCGAAGAAAGTGAAATATACATAAATGCAAGCGATCTAACTGGAAAACGTGGTCTAAAACGCATGATGAATTATACTGACACAAATTCACCCCCTATTATGGGTGACTTTGAATATAAACGGGAAACCCTAACCAAGTATGGACGTATTTTTTCTCCCGAAGAAATTGGGAAATATAGTTCCAAAATTAAAACAATTTGTGACGAGGCAATGCGTGCAGAAGGCGTTCTTTTGATTTATTCAGAATACATTCCAGGAGGAATTATTCCGGTAGCGCTTGCCTTGGAAGAGCTAGGATTCCGTAGATATGGAGACAAAGCAAAAAATCTCTTCAAGGATCCGCCGAGAGAACCAATAGACGTAATTACAAACCAACCACGTTCTCCTGGGGATAAGTCATTTATACCTGCACGCTATATTATGATTACTGGCAATTCTCGTTTATCTCCAGACAATGATGCAGATATTAAAGCCGCGACAAATACAGATAATAAAGATGGACATAAAATAAAGGTTATTTTGATTTCACGGGCAGGTTCGGAAGGAGTAGATTTTAAATTCATTCGGCAAGTACATATTCTTGAACCCTGGTATAACATGAGCCGAATTGAACAAATCATTGGTCGTGGCGTGCGTAATTTTAGTCACAAAGATTTGCCCTTTGAAAAGCGCAATGTGCAAATTTTCCTATATGGAACATTGCTGGAAAATGGCGAAGAAGAATCTGCCGACATGTATGTTTATCGTGCTGCTTATTACAAAGCCATGTTAATTGGTCAGGTAACCAGATTATTGAAGGAGACTTCCGTAGATTGTTTAATCAATCATGATCAGACTCACTTCTCTCAAGAAAATATGCAGAAAACGGTGGAACAACAATTGTCAAATGGAATGACAATCCCTAATTTTCCGGTAGGAGATGCGCCTTATAGCGCAGCATGTGACTATATGGAAAGTTGTGATTATAAATGTTATCCAGAAATTACCGATGTAAATGAAGCCTTAACAAAAACCAATGAGGACACCTATAATGAGCCTTTTATTATGATGAATTTAGACCGTATTCTTCAAAAAATTCGTATGTTAATGAAGGAGCGTTTTTTCTATAAAAAAAATGAATTATTGCGTTTAATTAATATTCCCAAACCTTATCCATTGGTTCAAATTTATGCTGCGTTAACTCAATTGATAGAAGATAGTAGTGAGTTTATTATGGACAAATATGGACGCAATGGTTATTTAATCAATATTGATGATTATTATTTGTTTCAACCAAGCGAATTAAACTATCAAAATATTTCTATTTTTGACCGATCTGCGCCCATTGATTTTAAACACAAAGGTGTTCAATTGGATCTTTCTCTCGTAGGACAAAAAGAACACAAAGGACTTATGCGCACAGAAATGACAAAAGAAAAAGAACGTCGGCAGGAGGAATCGGCAACCGAAGGTGAGTTTAGAAATCCACCATATATTCAAGAACTCAAAGAGCAATTTCAAACAACAATTGAATATGCACGTTCCGGAGAAAAAATACCACGTGGTGAAGAGGATTGGTATAAGCATTGTGGAGTAACCATGAAAAAAATGGTTCACGAAGGGTTTCATGAATCAGTATTATTGGAATGTTTAATAGAACATATAGTAGATTTTATTCCATATGAAGAAAAAGTAAATTTGTATCATTATTATTACCAAAATGCGGATAAATTGAATAAACATTATGTGGAAAATAAATTTGAATATATGTTACGCCAAGCCATGGAAAAAAACGTGCTTTCTACACCGCGTTTTTTGGCACTGATTTTGTTTTCCAATACGGGACGCCATATTTTGATTTGGAAACCTTTAGAGAGAAAATGGGCAAATGCGGAACCGGAGGATGAATTAGAAGTAGCCGCAGAAGTGAGTAAAAAATATGGAATCAAAACGGAGAAATTTGCGCATGTAGTCGGGTTTGTGGGATGGGAGCACAAAAATCGGTATTTGGTATTTAAAGTAAAGGATATGAGTTCATTACGAAATAAGGGCGCTCGTTGTGATGAAGCAGTAAAATCAAAAAAAATTCAGATTTTAAATGAAATCGTGGGGAGAGAAAAATATACCAAGGAAAATACAAGGGGTGCGGTTCAAGCAGAATTGTGCTCTCTACAGGAAATGTTGCTGCGTTATTATAATAAAGAGAAAAAGGAAGATAAGATGTGGTTTTTAAATTATGAATTAGCAATGATTTACAAGTTTTAGCCAAAATCCAAAATCAGAGAACCTGGAAAAACCAGGAATAAATTAAAATTGAAGACAAATGAGTTAAAAGAGAATCTCTATGTATAATAGATTGATGGAAATGACATTAGAATCAATGAATAATGTGGCGGGTGTTCCGGGAACAGGTAAACCAATGACAGGAAGATATAAGAAGAAGGAAATGCGATATGGCAATATTTACTCCAAAGCGTTGATTACGCGCAGCATACGTATTCCGATTCGTTCAGTTGGAAAAAATATACAAGAAATATTGGAAAAGACTGTGAGCGATTTATTTGAAAACAAGTGTATTGTAGAAGGTTATGTAAAACCTGGATCCATTAAAATTATTACTTATTCTAGTGGTATTGTTCATGGAATTCATATTCAATTTGAAGTAGTATTTGAATGTATGGTTTGTTGTCCAGTAGAAGGCATGTTGGTTTCTTGCGTGGCTAAAAATATTACCAAGGCGGGTATTCGGGCAGAGACCGCAGATGAAAAACCGAGTCCCATGGTGATATTTGTAGCAAGAGATCATCATTACATGAGTCCTACTTTCTCAGAGATTCAAGCCGGCGACAAATTTGTGGCGCGGATTATTGGACAACGATATGAGTTGAATGATAAGTATGTTTCAGTAATTGCAGAATTAGTGGAAAAACCAAAGGAATCCAAACCGAGATTGATTATTGGAGGCGCTGCCGAAGAATCTTCTTGAAACAAATAATAATAAAGAAAAAGAGAAAGAAAACGACTTAAAATGAAAGACGTTTATTTTTTTATAGAATATGAACCAAGACACAAACACAGAGAATTTAATTTTTATCCGGGATAAGATTGAGCAAATGTCCAAATTTCATCAAGTGGAAGTGTTGAAGATTTTAAACAAATACTCCACCGTTACATTAAATGAGAACAAGTATGGAGTTCATGTGAATCTAACAGATTTGGACCCATCCATTATTGAAGAGATAAAATCGTATATTCAATATGTGAATGCTCAAGAGAATAATTTAAACGTCCTGGAAAAACAGAAGGAGGAATTTCGTAATATATATTTTACAAAAGATAATAAAGAGATGATTGGAAATTTCAATTAAGGACACCTTCTATTGTATTCATAATGCAAAATTATGGTAAAATACTCGGCAAAAATAAAAATTTCACTAAATCTTTATCAAGTGAGATTTTTGAATTATGTAAACCCTATATTTTCACAACGGAAAATAGAAAACAATGGCAGGCAAAGAATAACTATATACAAAATGCAAAAGTGAATACGAATACAAATTCAAATACAGTTGCAAATAAAACTATAGATATAAAGAAGGTTGTGCCTTCTTGGATGCCCAAATCGCGCGCAGCGCCTATTGAGACACGACCTGTTTTTGTGCCACAGTCCACGTCCGCGCCTACACCAAGTTCCATACAATTAAAAAAGTCATTAGAAACGCATTCACGGTTTTTTTATCCCAAACAAAAAGATTCTTTATTTTGGTGTTTTTTTATCCTTCATCGCGGGTTTGGAGAATATGAGTACCCTGGTACAACTACTTTTGTTCGTGAAAAAGAATTGAAATTTGAATATATTGAGAAGCTTCGGCTTTCCAAACAAACATTGAAAACAAAGAAAATTCGGAACATTCGCGAAGATGTAGAAGACGAGTTGGCAAATAAGGAACGCATTGGACATAAGACATTTCTTGCATTATGTATAGCTCATAATATTAATGTTTTGTTTATTCATAAGAAAAAGTGCTTGGAATTTGTCACGTCAGAAGATGAGCCAATTCATGTGATCCACCAAACAGATGATCCTCTTCGTTATTCGTATGAAACGGAAGTTTCACCTGAACAAATGAAGAAATACCGAACAACCTATTTTTTATGGGAAAATATAGACAAACCATTGAAGGCGCCTTCTGCCTATAAATCGGCAGAATTACGGGAATTGTGTATCAAAGCAGGTGTTCCTTTGATTGACGGAGATAAGAAAACCAAGAAGGAATTATATGATCGTTTATTGTTGGCATTGTAATAATGTATCTTGTATATTATATCTTATAACTTGTATATTTTATGTAATACAATATACACCATTTAGAATTAGAATAAACAAGATGATGCGATAACTAACAAAAAATTTAAAATTGAAAATTAATTTGGATATAAATATATTCACAAATATATATATATTATAGAAAGAAATGGCATTCAAATCAAAATCCAGGGGTGCGCCACCCAAAAAACAGACGGCGCAACCCCCACAAGTAGAAATGGAAAGCATGATTCGCCAATTCATGGGAAATCATCCATATGTGAAAGATCCTCGTAAAAATAATGAATTAGAAGTGAGATTTGGTACACGAGGCATCAAACCGCTGACAAAAATAGATTACGATAATGTCATTCGCAAATTGAAATCTTTGGGATTTATTTGTGCCAATGAAAATGGCGTGAATATGTTGCGTATTCAAAATGAATTCTTAGATGTTCATACAGGACAATTTCAAATGTCCCCCGTGCGTACAGAAATACATGGATTTCACGGAGTTCAAGAATATTGTCGTCATAATGATATTAAAAAAATGATTGGAAATCGGGATTTATCTTATTCCGTCGGATTTTTCAAAAAAACGGGATATAAAAATAGCGAAGGGGATAGATTACCTCCAGTAAATTTTGATGATTTTAATTTTCGCGTAAGTTATCAAATAGAAGAAGAACTTTCTATTGGAGGTGGAATCGTCCGAGGGATCTTGGATAATTGGACAAAAACCAAAAAAACGTTTCGTTATATCAATCGCGTTACATTTCAACATGAAGACATACCTATTCGTGTGGATTTAAGCATTGTAAAAAACTCGCGCTTTGTAAATCGTGAAATGGAAAAAACATATACAACAGAAGAATCGGGGGTATTTGAAAATCCGGAAAACTATGAAATAGAATTGGAGGTAAATAATGAAAAAATCGGACCAGCGACGTCATGTGATACACCTGAAGAGTTACTTCTTCAAATACGCAAGACAATCAAATATGTGTTAATGGGATTACAAGATACAAATTATCCTATTTCTTATCCGGAACAACGAAGTGTCTTGGAAGATTATATGAAATTAACTCACGGTCCCGAGAAATTTAATCCAGAGAAACGTATTTATCCAAGCGATTTTATTGGTCCTTCTTCTTATACATTACAAATTCAAAACATTGTTCCAATAAAAGAAAATGCCAATATTCCCAACATTCGGCGCGAATATACAGTGACGGACAAAGCCGACGGAGAACGCGCCCTGCTTTTGATTTCCGGAAATGGGAAAATGTATCTGATCAATACGAATATGAAAGTGATTTTCACAGGAGCACAAACAAAAAATCGGGAACTATATAATACGTTGATAGACGGTGAGATTGTCGCTCATGATAAACATGGCAAGTTCATTAATTTGTATGCTGCATTTGATGTTTATTTTATTAATAAACAGGATGTTCGCGCCATGGGATTCATGCCGCAAAAGACCACTGACAAGCCATCCAAATTTCGGCTCCCCCTTTTGAAAAATGTCATGCGCGCATTACAACCAGAATCAGTGGTTCCTGGCGCATCTGCATCTCCCATACGTTTGGAATGCAAGCAATTTTATCCGACAAGTACGACCGATTCTATATTTACTGCATGTAACTTTATTCTAGAAAAGGAGCGAGAAGGCCAATTTGAATATAATACCGACGGCCTCATCTTTACTCCTGCACTTATGGGGGTGGGTGCGGACGAAATTGGAAAAACGGGTCCCCTTACCAAAAGCACATGGGAGTATTCTTTCAAATGGAAACCGCCGCAATATAACACAATTGACTTTTTGGTGACTACTGTAAAGACGGAAACGGGTGCCGATCAGGTGACACCTATTTTCCAAGATGGCACAGACATGACAAAAACGACGCAATTCAGTGAATATAAAACGATTGTCCTGCGTTGTGGGTTTGATAAACGAAAGCACGGATATTTGAATCCATGTAATGATGTTTTGGAAGATCGTTTGCCAAATTACAAGGACATTGACGACGAAAAAACCTATCAGCCTGTGCAATTCTATCCCACCAACCCATATGATCCAACCACAGGCATTTGTCATATTATGTTACAAAAAGATGACACCGGAGCAGCGCACATGTTTTCGGAGGAGAATCAGGTCTTTGAGGATAATACCATTGTAGAGTTTCGTTATGATATTACACGGGAAAAGGGTTGGCGATGGATTCCATTACGTGTGCGATATGATAAGACAAGCGAATTGCGGCAAGGCGGAACCAATTTTGGAAATGCATATCATGTTGCCAATAGCAATTGGCATTCTATTCATAATCCAATTACGGAAGAGATGATTTCCACTGGACAAAATATACCAGAGGAAGTGAATGACGACGATATTTATTATAATCGCGTTACGAGTGCAAATAAGACTCAAGGACTTCGTGATTTTCACAATTTATTTGTAAAGAAGAAGCTCATTGTAAGCGTGAGTAGTCCAGGAAATAATTTGATAGATTACGCATGTGGAAAAGGCGGTGATTTTTCCAAATGGATACAGGCAAAATTGGGATTTGTCTTTGGCATAGACATTTCCAAGGATAATTTAGAAAATCAGTTGGATGGCGCTTGTGCGCGATTTTTAAATTATCGTAAAAAATTTAAGCATGTGCCATATGCGCTTTTTGTAAATGGAAATAGTAGTGCGAATATACGCTCAGGTCAAGCCATGTTGAATGAAAAGGCAATGCAAATTACCCGTGCTGTTTTTGGAAATGGTACACGCGACGAAGAGAAGCTGGGAAAGGGCGTTGTAAGACAATTCGGCAAGGGGGAAGAAGGGTTCCAAATTTCGTCGTGTCAGTTTGCATTGCATTATTTCTTTGAAAATCAAACGACATTACAGAACTTTTTGAGAAATGTGTCGGAATGCACCAAGATCGGTGGATATTTCATTGGTACAAGTTACGATGGGAAGGCTATATTTCAACTGTTGAAAAATAAACAACCTGGCGAAAGTATAGAAATATACGAAGGGAGAACCAAGATTTGGGAAGTACGCAAGGATTATTCTGCTACGGAATTCCAAGATGATGTTACTAGTGTAGGTTATCAAATTAGTGTATATCAAGAATCTATTAATAAAATGTTCCCGGAGTTTTTGGTGAATTATGATTATTTGCAAAGAATGATGGAGAATTATGGATTAAAATTGGTTACGCGAGAAGAAGCGCAGTCACTGGGTCTACCGGAAGCAACAGGCATGTTTTCCGACATGTATCAACAAATGCAGGAAGAAGTGAAACGAGATCGGTTTAAAAGAAATGATTATGGTAATGCATTAGACATGACTCCCTATGAAAAACGAATTTCATTCTTGAATCGGTATTTTGTATATAAAAAATTGCATCACGTGAATGCCGAAAAAGTGGCAATGGAAATGCTAGAAGATACTGGGTTAGAATTGATGGAAGAAAAGAAGCTCACAAAACAAGCAATGCAAATTGCCAAAAAGGAAGAAACCAAAGAAAAGAAATTAGAAAAGAAAGAACAACCCAAGGTCAAACGCCTACGTCAAAAATTAGTCTTACAATCAGCATACTCTGCTACACCGGAGCCAGAGATTCCAGAGGCAAAAATACCAGAAGAGAAACTAGATGTAGAGATCGTTTTGGAAGAGGAAACACCAAAACAGGTAGAACCGGCTGCGCCAAAGAAAACACGTGCGAAAAAGACAAAATTGGTATTGAAGGAATGAAGAATGAACAAGGAACAAACCAACTTAAAAATAATCATATAAATAATAACAAGCCAAATAAGGCCATGAGTTATTATTTATTACCATATAAAAATGCTTATATTGAAATTGCTCCACGTATTTATCAAAAAGAATCATGCAATCAAACAATAGAACATATGCCATATATATGTCCGAGTTTGCAGTCTTATTTGTGTCAAATGAATCAACAAATATTGACTCTTGTAGAAGAACGAGGAGATACTATAGAATTTCTACAAACATTAGTGAATCCATATCAATATATTTTTTCCAAAGTTCCT